TTATCAGTAAATTAGTTCAGTTAAAAATTTATGAAAAACCTGAGACTAACGAAGTTGAAAAAGGACAAACCGTTAAGGTCATGCTTCGTGACTTAGAAGATTTGTTAGAAATTCAAGTTGAGGGGACAAATTTAAACAAAAAAGAAAATTTGTTTAAATTGTTAACAGCGATTAAGGATAAGCTAAATGTCAACTAAATCAAACTACATGTATGGTCAAGAAGCTAATTTTAACATGAAAACAACTATAAGAGAGCCATATTGGGATTATATGGCTCGTAGAGGAGCAGGAGGAGGAAGTATGAAAACCACTGGTGAAGTTTATCCTGTCAGAGAAGACGTACCGGCTGATCTTTGGGGTAAACCTGTAGCAAAATCAAAAGTTCAAGGCCCGATTGGAGCAGCTGCAATGAGCGAAAAAGCTGCTATGCAAAGTAAACACTCAAGTATGGCCGACGTTGTAAATCACCCCCCACATTATAATAAAGGCATTGAAACTACAAAATATATTAAGTCTTGGGACATGAATTGGAATCAAGCTAACGTAGTTAAATATGTTTCTCGTTATAACTTAAAAAATAAGCATGACGTAAATCTTCAAATACAAGATTTAATGAAAGCTAAATGGTATTTAGAAGACTTAATTAAAGAACTTGAAAAACAAAATCCTTATTAATTTTTTAAAAAATTCTTGCTAATGCCCTTCATTTGTGCTAAATTATATCTCTAACAAGGATTTTAGGCATGAACTACCCCCAGTTAAAGAACTACGTTCTTGAGCATTCCCGTAAATATTATGACCTATCCACGCCAAGCATCTCCGATGCAGCGTGGGATGAAGCTTATGACAAGCTTGAAGCAATGGAGAAAGCGCAAGGTTGGCGAGACTCGGATTCCCCAACGTTGAAAGTAGGTGGAGCTGCTGGTAAAGTAAGTCACCCTTATACCCTTTATTCTCTAAGAAAAATATATGAAAAGGACGAATTAGATGAGTGGATGGATGTCCGGACCCCAAAGATTGATGGTACGAATCTTACTATTATTTACAAAGCTGGAAAGATGCATTTGGCACTCACTCGAGGAAATGGAGATCGAGGCGATGACGTCACAGAACTCGCACGAGAAATTGCCAACATCCCTCAAAAAATCTCTACCGATCACGCACAAGTCGTAATCAATGGCGAGTGTGTCACAGACAACGATGTTGAAAACTTTCGCAATTATGTCAGTGGTGCGTTAGGCTTAAAATCGCCATCAGAGTTTAAAGAAAGAAATATCAAATTCATTGCACACGATATACTTTCGTTTACAATGAACTATACTAACAAGATCAACATACTACAGAACATGGGATTCTTTACAGTGCTTGACGATGCTGCATGGGATTATCCGTGTGATGGTGTAGTTTATCGTTGTAATGACTGGCAAAAGTGTCAAAATTTAGGATATACATCAAAATATCCTCGATTTGCAGTAGCACTTAAAAGTCGAGAAACTATTACGGCAGTGACTACACTAAAAGAAGTGCTATGGACAGTTGGTCGCACTGGAGTTGTTTCTCCGACAGGTGTGGTTGACCCTGTAGTGCTTGACGACGCTACTATCTCCCGAGTTACCCTTCACAACATAGAACAGATCGAAAGTCATAATTTAGGCTTTGGTGACCGTATTGAGATTGAACGGGCTGGTGGTGTTATACCTAAATTTTTACGAGTGATTGAACATTCTCCGCATAATTTAAAGATTACTAAGAAACATGCTGAAGAGAGTGTTGATTGTAAACTAAAACGAGTCGGACCAAAACTTTTCTCTGATCGTGCAAACTCTACTAAAGTTTTGGAACACTTTATAAAAACACTAGATATCAAAGGACTTGGCCCAGCAAGTGTAAGGAAATTAAAGTTAATGCACCCAGTTGATTTATTTGACAATCCTAACTGGGATATACTTGGTGCAAACGGGGCAAAAATTGAAGAAGAAATCGAGCGAACTAAAACTAAGCCCTATTCACTCGTACTTGCTGCTCTTGGTATTCCAGGAGTCGGAAAAAGAGCTGCAAAACTCATTACCCGCCACATTTCGAGATTTCATAATCTACGAGATGTTGAAGTTACCGAGATTAAAGGTGTGGGTCCAAGCACGATTGATAGCATTCTCACATGGTTGGATGAGAATGAAGGATGGGTGGAGACACTTCCACTTCAACTAGAAGAAGATTTATCTGTAGATGAAGTGCTACAGACTCCTAAACGTAAGATATGTATCACTGGCAAGATGGACATGACTCGATCACAATTAGGAGAACATCTTCAAAAGTATGGATTTGCGGTAGCTTCCACAGTTACTAAAGATTGCTATGCGCTAATCTCAGGCGGAGACGACAGTAGTTCTAAATACAAAAAAGCGCAAAAACAAAAAGTTACTATTTTAGACTATTGGAAAAATAAATCCAGTATTTTAAACGGTGAATTTTAAGTTTATCATAATTTAAGCAAAACACTAGATTCCGCAAAATTAATCTTGCTTTTAATACAATTTTCTCTTATAATCATTACATAGTCAAGAAGACAACAGCTTCTTGAGCAAACTTCAAAATTTATCAACGAGGGGATTTAATCCAATGAGTAAGTTTGAATACACTGATGAAATGGTTGCTGAAATGCATGAAGCAGCCGGCAGTGGCGTCACGGAAGACGTCATTGAAACTCTAATGGAAGACTTTGGTTTTCCGCGTCGGTCGGTAACGGCTAAGCTGCGTAAGCTTGGTTATGATGTTCCGAAGAAGCCTGGCGCAGCACCTGTATTTTCGGCAGATGAGACAGATGCTCTTGCAGACTTCTTGCAATCTAATTCCGGCGTTCATACGGCAGACGAAATTGCTGCTGAATTTGCTGACGGCAAATTTACCGCCCGTCAGATTAATGGGAAGGCACTTTCTCTTGAAATGACTTCTCATGTTAAGCCTGCTGAGAAGAAGGCTCCACAACGTACTTTTTCTGAGGAAGAAGAAGGTCAAATTGAGGCAATGGTAGAAGACGGAAAGTATCTGGAAGAAATTGCAGAAGCTCTCGGTCGCACTGTTAATTCAATTCGTGGTAAGCTTCTTAGCATGGGTCTTCGCGCTGTACAGCGAGACAAGAAGACTTCGAAGAGCGATCCTTATGAGGGGATTGAGGATATGCTTGAGCAGACGGTTGAAGAGATTGCAGATCACTTTGACAAGACTGTTCGAGGAGTCAAGACGGTTCTTACTCGTCGTGGTCTTGCGTGTGCCGACTACACTCCGAAGTCGGTTGCAGAGTAATCAACTCTAGCGAAGGGAAAAGGGGGTAGATAAACATCTATCCCCTTTTTTATTATGTCAGATTTAACTCTTTGTGATCTTCAAGATGAAACTATTGATTACCTTTTAGGTATGCAACTAGACGACAAGCGTGCTTATTTTCATAAATTGATTGAAACCTATTATCCAGATGTTTTAGATGATGAGTTTGAATATGAAGAACTATTACAAAACTATATTTCTTCTATGTATGTTGAAAAACTATATCGCTCAAATAGATTTTTCAATGAACAATTCACGATTGTTTATACCCAAACAGGGCTAATTAGGAACGTTATAAATGACACTTATTTTGTCGAGGACGATCTCATCACTCATTAATAATCTGTGCTTGCCATTTGGTTACTTTTGTCCTATAATGTAAAAAATGGAGTAAACAATGGCAAAATCCCCAACTATCCCTGAAGCAAAGATTCGTCAAGCTATTTGGATGCTGAAAAAAGGCAAAACCAAAAAAGCTGTCTGTGATCATGTAGGTATGGCTTATAGCCCTAAGAGACTTGACACGCTCATTGAAGATTTTCATAAACGCATCGAGCGGGAAAAGCAGTTAAAAGCAAAAGCAAGATTCAAAAAGTTTTCAGAGTCAGAAAAGAAATCTATGGCAGACGATTACCTAAAAGGTGATGGTCTATCTGCTATTGCTCAACGTAATTTTATCTCACCACAACGAGTCAAAAAGTTTTTGATGGAACTTAATGTTCCTTTACGAAGTCGTGGTAAGAAAAAAGCAGCAAAAGTAGAACACGTTGTACAAGATTTAGACATAAAATTTAAAGTAGGACAAAAAGTATTTATTGCAGATACCAGTGAATATGCAGAAGTAAAAGAAGTATTTGATGAAGATTGGATCGAAGAACGTAGAAATCCTGTCCGACGTAGGTATGTAGAGCATCATGCAATGGAAAGAGCAAAAAAAATATATGGTGAAGATTACGAGGGCAAAGAAGATGTTCATTGGTCTATCTACTGGGAATATGATGATGGTTCACAATGGAAAGAATGGGCTATTAAAAATCGAATTAATCAAGTAGAATCGATTATTGAAGAAACAGGAAGAGAAGCATATAGACTATATATTCTTGGAGATCAAGGACATTTTACAGAACTTAACAGACACAAACTTTTTCCGGTGATGACAGTTGGCAATTGATTTACAAAAATTAACTCTGCGTAGATTATTAGATACGCAGAGTAACGACCTATATTCTAAACTTCTCAACCAGTATTTTACTGGTATTAATCATGTGCTTTTTGATAAGATAAAAAGCTTTTACAAATCGCACATGCGCCTGCCATCAACTGATGAAATTACTGCATTAAGAAAAGACATTGGTCTACAAGAATACATTGAAAACCAAATTCTTGATGAAGAAAATCACAATGAAACTATAGCTGACGAGTTTCTTGTATCTCAATTACAAGATTTTTACATTCGTGATGAGACCATTCATTTTCTTGATAAGTTTGTAGATAGTCTTGATGACTATGAAAAAGTAGAAATTGTTGACCAGTTTCAAAATCATTTGTTAAAACTAAATCAGGCGATTCCACATGATGATGAACTGTATGATGTTGCTGAATTAGAATTTTTTCCGTCTGAAGAAGATTTCAAGATTTATCCCAGCGGGTTAAGTGCTGAATTTGATAACATAAACGGTGGTTTTGCAACTCAAGAACTTGTGATGCTTGGAGGTCGTCGAGGATCTGGCAAATCTATTATTTCTCTTAATTTAGCCCTCAACAGATTCTTACAGGGAAACACTGTTGCATTCTTTACGATTGAAATGCGTTATAAAGAAGTTTATGATCGTGTTCTTAGTATCATATCTGGTGTGCCTTTCCTCGATATATTTAGAAATCAGCTAAATGATCGTCAAAAAGTACAAATGGCAAAAGCAAAAATTAAAACATTTTATCAACCTAATGATATGCTAGATGAAATGTTAAAAGAGCTTGAGTATGGAAAAGACTTTAAAGGTTTTGAAAAACGTATTAAGATTGAAAAACCAAAATTAAAAGACAATCGTTTATTTATGATTGATGATGAGTCTTTGACTATTAATCGTATTGATCACTATTGTAATATGTTTTCATCTAAATATCCGAATTTCAATATGGGTGTCGTAGACTACATAAACATTGTAAAACACGATGACCAAAAAGATTGGAAAACACAAATTGTAATTGCAGAGGCACTAAAAAGTGTGAGTCGAAAATATGATTTGACCCTTATCTCTCCGTATCAAATTGATGCGACAGGTGAAGCAAGATTTTCAAAAGGTATTCTTGACTCCGCAGATAGAAGTTTCAATTTCTTTCCACCCCCTGAAGGTGATAATCGTGAACTTGAAAATAAGATTACAATTCACACAACAAAAATGCGTAATGGTAAGCATATGAGTTTTGATGTTCTTATGGATTGGAGTTGTGTCAAAATCGATCCAAATCAGTCCGCGCTTATCAATGAAAAACCTCACAGCGCTGCTAAGTTTGGCACTGATAATGAAAAAGAAGGATCAAGAGACGTATAATGGAATTAATTGAGTTGCT